CTTGAAAGCCAATTGTACGCGATGGGGACATACGCGAACATCTTACAGGAGCGTGCGCGTATCGAACAGGTGGATTTGAACGCGCCTCTTGAGGGAGGTGAGTCTGGTGAGGTTCCACAGGATTAGCCCGTGTCCCAAATGCGGGGACAAGCGATTCAAGCTGATTTACGAGAGTCTGGAGGCAGACGATGAGTGAACCGTTTGACGTGCAGAAGACCATTCACGACCGCATTGTGATGCGCGCTAAGTATGGCATTCAGGGCGCTTGGAGTGACGGGTATATCGCGGGCTTGTCGGCCGCATTGTGGGCCGTGGTAACGGTTGACGGAGTGAACCGTACCGGCTGCAAGCATTTCGATCTGCACAATCCCGGACAAAAGGAGATGGACCTTGAGCGTTGAGACGGAATCGTTCGACTTGACCTTTGGCAGCATCCACTATGCCGGCACGAGGCTCACTATCCCGATTGACGATGACGAATACATGGTTTATCGGGTAGAGATCGCCAATCATCGGCGTGGCTCTTCCAGCTTGGTGACGTTTCACCTCGACCGGGACGACTCCCGCCCGGAGCACAAGACCGTTGGCCAATCTGCAAGCGCTTATCTGAGCGTGGACGAGGCGAAACAAATCATGCAGGCACTGCAACAGGCAATCAAGGAGGCGGACGATGAGTGACAAGGCGATGCCGTTGGGCAGGAAGTTCAAGGTTCGATTGACCATCACGCCGGAGGAAACCTGAACGCCCGTGGACATGCTGGGATTCACGTTCACCAGCGGCCGGAACGGGCATACGGAACTGGACGCAGAGTACAACAACATTCCCAAACTGGTTGACGACGGGCTCGACTCACTGTCGATTCTTGTGATCTTCAAAACACTGGAGATGTGGGCCCAGAAGGGATATGAGCTGTACCAGCCCATCGCTCAACGATTTCACGGAGGTGGACGATGACCTATAAGGCGAGGATATTCACCCGCGAGGAGCTGCGCAAGGCATTCGAAAGAGTCACTGACGTCTATGAACTGTCGGCACAGCTACCACTCGAAACCGACATCGACAACGCCGGGAGCCTCATGTACGACCATTACGGCGAGGAAACCGAGGTGGAGGAATGAAACCACGAGTGTATGACGATTTGGTCCAATCCGCCGTCGAATTGAGTTGCTTCGGTACAGGCCAGTCAACCATCGAGGAAGGCCGAGCCGCCTATCAAGCATGGCTCAAGGAGCATGACCGGCAGATAGCCGAAAAAGCATGGGAAGAAGGGTATATCCAAGCCGTCAAGAACATGAATCCCATGCCCGGCGAGGAATCGCCCGAATACACGCCAAACCCATATCGAAAGGAGAACGCATGAACGAGATTCAGCTTACAGACCATTTGGTTGCGCATATCGGCGCGGAAGGCACCTGCGGCCGTTATCGAGCCAAAATCTACGAGGACGGCAACTTCAGAGACTTCCTGTACGCCATGAGCCTCAAACGTCTCAAGCGCAAATGCGAGAAGTATGCGAAGCGTGAACGCAAGGCCATCGCATATGTCGCCACGCTCAAGGAGGAATCATGAGCGTAAGTAGTCTCAAAACGCGAAGAAGGAATTGAATTGAGCGGCTGGCGTGACAAGGCCGCGTGCCGTGACATGGACCCTGACCTGTTCTTCCCAACCACGTCCAGCGAGGAACGATTGGCGCTCAAGGCCTGCGCCCAATGTCCGGCGATATGCGAATGCGCACGGTACGCGGCGCAACACGACAGAATCAGCGGCTACCCATTGCAAGGCGTATGGGGTGGCGTGAACAGGAGCAGAAGAAGGAATCGAAATGAGTGACAAGGATATGGTCACGGTTTACGAACGACGTGACGGCAGCAAACCCGGATTATGGTCCGTGTACTGGTATTTGGGGTGGGACATGTTTTACTCGTTCTCCCTCGCGGTGGGCATCACGTCAAAGAATACGATGATGGTCATTGTTCAAGCGTTTTGTCTGCTGGTTTTTCTTGGACTCACCGTCTGGCAGTTGAACCATCTGACTTGGAGCATCACCGACTATCGGGTGCGTATCAGCTCTAATTTGGAGAAGGGGGCTCATGTTGAGCAAAGCGGCAAGTAGAGCATGGCAACTGCTCATTGAAGACTCGAACCGTCCGGCAGAGGAGATTCGCTTGGCTACCGGACTTCGGGTCGATGTGATCGAGCAGATGCGCGGGGACGTGCAAAAACGACTACGAGACAACCCGGAGTTCTGATTATGAGACCGAGTTATCTGCCCGTCCAGTATGAGCATTGCCCGTACTGCGGAGGAATCTTGAACGTATTCGGGGACTGCGTGGACTGCCAGTTTCACGATGACCCGACTGAATGGTGGATGGACGAATGAGCCGACAGAAAGCCAAAGGCACACTGCTTGAATCCAAGGTGGTCAACTATTTGCGCGCCCGGTTGGGTGACAGCGAGCAGACGATACACCGTGAAGTGTTGCATGGGACGAAAGATCAGGGCGATATCACCGGTCTGCGTATCCACGGCCAGCCGGTCGTATTGGAGTGTAAAAACTACAGCACCTATACGGGGAGACTCAAGGAGTGGATGCAGGAGGGCCGTACCGAGGCGGGTAACGCTGACGCACCTTACTGGTTCGTCGTGTTCAAACAGAAGGGTCTCGGCTTGAACACGTTGTCAAGCATGGACAACCAGCCCGTGCTCACCGACTTAAAGACCCTCGCATTGATAGCAGGACATGGAATCATCGAAGGAGACGAAGAATGAGCTACGACCTGTTCATAGTGGACAAGGATGTGCCGGAACCGGAATGGTTTGACGTATGCGAACGGGACGGCGAGCATGTGCGGACCGCTCATGGCCATTATTTCAACTACACGTATAATCTATCCGCGTTTTTCACCGATTACAAGGTCCATCCTAAGCATGACCTGGACGGGTTGACGGCCGGGGAGGCCGCAGCCCGTATCGACAAGGCGTTGAAAGACATCTACTTGGAACCATTGTATGTTTTGCGCGGCAAATACAATCCGCCGAACTATTGGGGCAGCGTGGACAGCGCCATCGCATGGTTGAAACTGATATACGACTATTGCCGGGAACACCCGGACTATATCGTGAGGAACGCTCCTAAGGGGAAATGATGGAAGATAGGAAACTCGTTGATTTCGCCCGTTGGCTGAACGATCATCCGGGCGAATGGAATCTTTGGCCGTATCTCATTCCCATACAGGCCGACCGCAGGGATACCGTCGCATCGATGAGGCTTGTCATGGAACGCATCAAAAACCATCAGTACGACGAGTTCCGCGTGGACACCGTATTGCTCGAATACGAACTATTCAACGGTTTCATGGGCTTCGACAACGGTGGCGTGCATGAGAATGGTCTCGCGTTGAAGATGAGGCTCAAAGCATGACCGCGCGTGGAGATGACCGCAAACTCATGCATTGGATAGCCTCGCACGGCTACACGGTGGTCAGGGCCACGAGCGGGCATTGGAAGATCTACGACAACGGCGTGCTGCTCACGGCGACGAGCGGCACGCCCTCGGACTGGCGAAGCCGCCACAACTTCATACAGGATCTAAGGAGACGAACATGTTCAATCTAGCATCGAAGATTCGGCACTGCTGCCCCCTCTACGGATGTGTCCCGCTCATATTCGAATGGAGAGGCCGCTACATGTTTTTCTGCACCCACTTGGAAGCCCCTTATGCCGATACGAGAGAGGAAGCATGGGATAAGTGGTGCGGAATGGTTGAGAATATTTGGGAAAGGGACAGGAAATGACCTGGATCATACGAAATTCTGGAAGGCAGTAGCCGAGAACCGCAGTGAGAACGCGGTCGCTGCCCTCGAAACCATGATTGAGGAGACGGAATGAGTCTGGTGAGTTTAGATTTCAGGAAAGTGGTATAACGATGGCCCGCAAAGGATACATCCAGCTTGTCAACGGCTTCTACATGAATCGCAAGGTGCGAAAACTCAGGCACACATGCCCGAGCGCGATAGGTGCGTTCACGATGATGCTTACCTTCTGCGGAGATAATCTTTCAGACGGTCATATCAGTGAAGATGATGCGCTTTACGTGCTGGATATCACCGATTCAGAACTTGAAGCACTATGCAATGTCGGCATGATCGAACCGGACGGGAACAACGGGTACTACATTCACGATTATCTTATGCATAATCGTAGTCGCGAACAGGTGCAAAAGAAGCGCGAAAGCAATGCTGAAAATTACCAAAAAAATAAGAACGAGGTGAAAACCTCCGATTCAGATGCGATTCAGCCGTCTGAAAGTCATCTGAATCGGGACAAACACCAGAACACCAGAACACCAGAACACCAGAATGAATTATCTAAAGATAATTCAACTCCCCCTACCCCCTCAAAGCCTGACTTCGCTGGACTGCTCGACAGTCTTGAGCGTATTTACCCGACGAACAGGTTCGACGGGAAGACCTCTCAGGCTCGAATGCAGTTGGAAATCGAATGGCCCAAGATCGTGAAAGCCGCCGGCGAGGCTGACCCGCGCGAGTTTCTTGAAGCCAAAACCCGAGCGTATGTCGGGGCCACCGAGGAACGGTTCGTGAAGACGTTCAGCCGGTTCATCGGCGGGGAACTGTACGCACGCAACTGGGAGAAACCCAAACCGGAGACCCCAAGGGCCCGGCAAGTCCAGCCGGTCAAGTCCCGCAGCCAGCAGAATCTCGAAGCGAACATGGCGAAAACCTGGCAGTACATGACCGAGGAGGAGCGTGCCCGATACTCGCAGGGAGGTCTCAATGCTCAGCAAGGGTGAGACGGCGGCGTTGTTGTCGCTGATTAACGCGCATCACGGCAACGCTCAGTGGGATGATGTTCAGCTTGACGCGTTCCATTCGGAACTGCGTTCGGATATCACGGCAGCAGAGGCGCGTGAGGCCGTTCGACGCTTCTACGCGGACAACAGCACGGGTCGCTGGTGTGGTTCCGGCGACATCAACGGCATCGTCCGCAAGCTGCGCAACGATACGAAACCGTCCGAAGCGCAGATAGGCCGGGAGTGCGAACGTCTGGGACTAGTGGAAGATCAGGCGTGGTTGTATCGCCGGCAGCGCATGATGGGCCGTTCCTCGGACGAGTCTCGACAGGTGGCGTTGGCTGCGCGTGACCCGCTGCGCTTGCCGCCCGCGAAACCCAAGCGTAGGCGTGAGGGTGGTGGTTTCAATCCGGGTTTGGGCGTGGCGTTGGACGAGGTTCTGGCGACACGCCGTCCGGCTGAATCATGACCGGTTTGATGGCATAATTGGGAGTTGCTGACACGTCCGAGACCTTCAAAAAAACCGAAGGTCAAGGTCACTATTGTCTTTTTCCACTGAAACTACGAGGCTCTGCCGCTACCACGGTTGCTGGCGGGATATCGTCACCGACGCGCCGTCACCGCTTATCGGACATGGCGTCGAACCGAATCTGAATCTCCTGTGCGACAAGCACGCCAGCCAGTTGACCGGCGACCTGCGATGGTTGGACCGCAGTCTGCCCGACCTGTGCGAGTATCGCATCAACCGCGCCTACGGGCACAAGAACGGTGGCGGCGGTCAATCCGGCACCGCGCCCGCACCGTTGCGAGAGGCCCTGCATGATCTGCTGTACGCGGACGATGACCACGGTTATCCGGGTTTGCAAGGCACGTTGTACGAGTGGGTGCGCAGTCTGAAAATCAATCTGCCCGAGTCCACGCCGCTATCGGACATGGTTCGCCGTATCGCCGATCATCCGAAACTCGTGGAGCATTCCAGCACCCCCGTGTACGCGGAACTGGTTCACAGTCTGACACGCAAGCTGCGTCGTTTCCTCACGGACGATGACGGGGAAACCGTATTGTACGGCTCATGCCCCGCCGACAAGTGCTTGGGCCAGCTCTCCTGCTACGCGGACGCGGAGACGGCGAAATGCCCGAAATGCGGTTTCAGTATGCCGGTAGCCCTCATCAGGGCGGAACGGGTGAAACGTCTCCTCCAATCGGAGGCGGTGAGAACCCGTGGCGAACTGTTGGACATCATCAAGGCGTGCGGGATGCGCGTGAACCGCAGCACTTTGCGTAGTTGGATACATCGAGGCCAGTTGCCCCAGCAGGGCGAGGATGCGTACAGCAATCCGCTTTACCGGTTCAGTGATTTCTACCGTCTCGCGTCCGGCTTGTCGGAGGACGCGGACGTGTGGGAGATCATGCAGGTTTCGCAAAACCAATCCAAGGAAGGAGACGACAAGTGAGCAATCAGATTCAACCATTCGACTTCAACGGCATTCAGGTGCGTGTCCTAACCGATGAACACGGCAACCCGTGGTTCCTTGGAGCGGACGTATGCGCCATTCTCGGTACGGCCACCAACCATATTCGGGAATACCTCGATGCCGATGAAATCACCAATATCCGTACTACGGACATTGCCCAGAACGGCGGCAAGGCACCCGTTTTCGTGTCCGAGTCCGGCTTGTACTCCCTCGTGTTACGCAGCCGCAAGCCCGAAGCCCGCGAGTTCAAACGCTGGGTGACGCATGAGGTGCTGCCATCGATTCGCAAACATGGCGCGTACATGACCGAATCGACTTTGGAAAAGGCAGTCACCGAACCCGACTTCCTTATCCGACTTGCCACACAAATCAAACAGGAGCGGGCGGAAAAGGAGAAGGCCCAAGCACAGGTCGAACGGATGCGTCCCAAGGCATTGTTCGCTGACGCTGTGGAAACCTCGAAGACCAGCATCCTTGTGGGCGACTTGGCGAAAGTCCTGAAAGGCAATGGCGTGGATATTGGCGGCACTCGCTTGTTCGCGTGGCTGAGGGACAACGGATGGCTGATGAAAACCGGCAGCTCTCGCAACATGCCCACGCAGAAATCTATGGAATTGGGCTTGTTCGAGATCAAGGAAACCACCGTGGTTCACTCGGACGGTCACACGACCATCAACAAGACGCCGAAAGTCACGGGCAAAGGTCAGACGTTCTTCGTCAACAAGTTCCTCGGACACAGGGAGATTACTCAATGAGCATCAATCTTGGTACCACGGAAGTGGTATTGGGCTTGTATTCCAAGGCGCTTCAACTAGCCACGTTCACCGTGGAAGTCCCGGTGGCGGGCGAACTGGAACCGGACAGCGTGTTCATAGGCGACGACATGCGACCATGCGCGCACGTGACAGTGATGCCGCCGCCCGACGGTTCCGTCGAAAAGGCCGTTAAAGCCGGGGTTGAAGCGTTTCAGAAGGCGTTCAACGAGTCGATGGAATCGAGGAACGTATGAACTGGCTGAAGCGACTGTTGCACTTGGAGGAGCCGGAACCGGTCGAAAAGCCGGAACCTAAGCCACCGGTGTTGGAGCCATGCCCCATCTGCGGACTCGTACCCAAACTGAAGCATGTGTGCGTCGCCCGCAACTACCGCGACTACTGGCTGGGAAAAGACTCGTGGCCGCTCTTGGAATGGTGCGATCACGTCGAAAGCATCCTTTCGTTCGCCTCGTTTTTTGAAGACGAGAGTGTTCAGAAGTGGAATACCGGTTGCAGACGGTTGAAGGCAGTGGTTGACGAGCCGGTTCCCGAATGCCCTGTCTGCGGGGAGAAACCCACCGTGCAACCGGATACCGAGTCGGATATTCCCCAGCTTGTCTGCTCATGCAACGAACTGTTGAGCAATGTGGAGATAACCAACGTCTATAAGCGCAAACGCGAGTGGATACGTCGCTGCAAGGCGTTGAAACGCAAGCAGGACAACGTGAGTGAAATGGAACAACTGATCGGAGAAACACAATGAACGGACATTATTCGGTTATCACGAATTTCGGCTGTCATTGGACATGCCCCTACTGCATCGTAAGGAAAACCGGATTGAACGTGCCGGTGACAGACATGCAGGCCACGCTGCGGACCATCAGCCGTGAAAGCGAACGCCACCCCATGAGGTTCCTGAGCTTCAGCGGCGGCGGAGACCCCCTGTTCCCCATGCGCGAGCCGGGAGCGTCGAAACGTGTCGCCTTCTACCGGGAGGCGATACGCAGGGCCGGAGACTGTCTTACGGAAACCGAGATGCACACCAGCTACTTCCAATGCGGACGCAACGTGGCTCAAGTCATGCAGCAGGTCAGGTTCAGCCGCGTGGTGTATCACATGCGTCCCACGAGCTTGTCCGATGACGTGGCGTTGGCATTGCCCCGCAAATGGTTCGACAGTCAGAAGGTGCGTGTCGTGTACGTGGTCACCCCCGATTTCACGCCGGAGCGTATCGACCGGATAGCCGATCTCGTGGCCGGCAACAACGTGGTCAATGAACTGTCGTTCAGGCAGAAGGTCAACCCTGACAACACCATCGACCACACGTGCGAGAAGTATCTGAAGGCTGGCCATCAAAAACGCTGGTGGTACATCCAACAGGATGATTACAACACGTATGTCGTGAACGACCGGCTTTACACACGATTCAGCGATATCGGCAAGGAGGACCACAGGTGAGCAAGAAGATTCGCGTCGGCTGGGGTGACCTGAAGCCCGGCGATTTGATTCACGTCAAGGGCAGCACGAACACATACAGGTTCAAGTCCCGCACTGATTGGCATTCCATGATTAAGGTCGAGGGAGACGGAGTTGGTGTCTCAGCCACATGGAAGCTGGGAGTCGAAAAGGAACCGGTTTCGGTGTTTCTCGTTGTCTATGAGGAGGATTTCGCCTACGCCACTCGTCCCGCACCTAAGAAGAAGCCGCGTCCGAGTATCGTGGAACCGATACTGCCGGGCGAATACTGGGCGCGCATCCGCTTTGAGTCACAAACCGGTTGGGGACGGATCATCAAACGGTATGCTCCCCGCAGTGATAATTGGCTGTTCGGACACGATGACAAGGCACCGTATCAAACATCTTGGTGCGGGACCCTGGCGGGTCTTCATCCGTGGATGACATGGGAGGAATTGTTGGAGGTCAATAAGCAGACTCCGATTCTGGAACTGTTGTCTGCTGAGGAATACTACACGAGAAAAGCCAAGGGGGAACTGTGAAGCGTGACATGGACTTGGCACGCAATATTTTCACGGGTGTCCTATCCGACGTTCCACCCGACTTCATACCAGTGGGAACGATCATTGATGAACCGGATACCCCCAGAGAGGATACGCCTATCAAAACGTATGACAGCGTGGAGTCCATCGCCACAGTCAAGGTGGATAAGACCACGCTCGCCAGAATCATGCCGGTTAGAATCTCCATTGACGAGCTGCATGATTTTCTCCAAAAGGTTCCGACCGACGCGGTATGGGAAGTCCAATGGAACGAGGAATGCACGAATCATTACCTGATCGCGGAAAACGACAACGGTAGTCTCACATTCACACCTGTGGAAGGCCCGGTTACAAGCGGATTTGACTTCCTCCCCACGGCTGAAGCCGGGGGATTCCTTGCCTCACGGTAAGGATCTTCCTGTAGAGACTTGTTCCCCGCCTACCGAAGTGTCGCTTCGGCGGTTCGAGGGTCCCCGCAGGCGCGTACCGCCAGTCCGGCGGATAGGATGTTTTTGGCGGCGTTGATGTCTCGGTCGTGGTTGGTTCCGCATTTGGGACAGTCCCATTGGCGGATGTTCAATGGTTTCTTGCCGCTGTTGTATCCGCAGGTGGAGCAGATCTGGCTGGACGGGTACCAGCGGTCGATGACCGTAAGCTGGCGCCCGTACCATTGGGCCTTGTATTCGAGCATCGTGCGGAACTGTCTCCAACCCGTGTCGAGTATGCTCCTGTTGAGACCGGTTTTCGCCGCTTGCCCGTTGGGAAGGTAACGGCCCGGATGCTCCGAGTCGGGTTTCGGCGCGCACCGTCGGGTCAGGTTTTCGACCGCAAGGTCTTCGATGACCACCGTTTGGTTCTCGCGGATGAGTCGGGTCGAGAGCTTGTGGAGGAAGTCGCTTCGACAATCCTTGACCTTGGCGTACGCTTTGGCGACCTTCAGACGGGCTTTGCGATGGTTGTTGCTTTCTTTCTGCTTTCTGGAGAGAGTTTGTTGGGCTTGTTCAAGCTTCTTCTGGTAACGGTTGAGGTGGCGTGGGTTGGGGATTTTCTCCCCGGTGCTGAGGATGGCGAAGTGTTCGGTGCCCAAATCGACGCCGATCTTGTTTGGGGAGGCGGGTAGATGTTTCACTTCCTCTTCGACGAGGATGCTCACGTGCCAGCGTCCGGACGGGTCCAGGGACACGGTGACGGTGGACGGCCGGGCTTTCCTCGGCAGTGTGCGCGACCAGCGGACGGGCAGAGGCTCCCGCATCTTCGCCAAAGTCAATTCCCGTTTGTCCCAATCCCAGGTGAACGCGGATGCGGCATAGGTGGCGGCTCCGCCGTTCTTCTTGGATTTGAACCGTGGATAGTCTCCCGTCTTGGCGAAGAAGTTCCTGTACGCCGCCTGCAAATGTCGCAGCGACTGTTGCAACGGGACCGAGGACACTTCGCGCAGGTAAGCGTATTCCTTGGTTTTCTTCCAGTCGGTGAGCATCCGGCTCGTATCCTCGTAGGACACGCTCTCATGGCGGACCGTCCATGCTTCTGAGCGGGCTTCCAATGCCATGTTGTACACCTTGCGGCAGCAGCCCAGTGTGCGCCGGAGTGTTTGTTCCTGTTCCGGCGTCGGGTAGAAGCGGAACCTGTATGCCCGCTTGGCTGTCGTGGTGTCCATACTTCCTATGATACCCTGCTTTACAGGCTTGTATGTAGTTATGTAAGGCAGAGGCGCCTTATATCCCCATAGCTAAAGCAAGGGGTATTACGGCGCAACCTGATAAAAACCCGTGGAACGACTCTATTCCGAGTGTTCCACGGGTTTTCTTGTATAATCGGGCCCACATTTATGGTTATCAGTTATTAGCATCGTCAATAATCGTTCATTTGACAATCTCCTGATTCCAGTCCAGCATGTCGCCGGTCAGCCATTCGCCGCCACTCGAAACACGCGCGTACAACCACGCTTTATAGCCGATTCGAGCCGCCTTATCGTGTTCCAGCCATGCTTTCAGCCACGTGAAACGTAGTTTCCAGCCGGGTATGCGTCGCCACAACTCCTTGTTGACGGCGGGGTCGAAACGCTCATAACGGTAGATTGCGGTAATCAATTCGCCCACTTTCTCTTGACATGAGAGCCGTCCTCGTAATCGGCGCTGACCATATCGTTGTCCAGTTCGTCAATGTCCAACAGGTCTCCAACGCCGTTTTCGTCAACCCAGTCGCTCAACTGGTTGAACGTCAAGCCTTTCGGCGCGGTGACGTGACGCTTCTCGATCTGCGTCACGCGCTGGTAAATCGTGTAGACTTCGGTTTCTTCATCCATGATGGAAACTCCCTTGTTATTGTCCGGTAAAACGATTAACGGGACAATAGACAGCTCTAAAGTCCCGTCTAAATGCTGATTTATGTGAAAACCGCACCATAGAAAGCCCTATGATGCGGTTCTAAATGATGGTTTCTATAAGAATGGCCTCATAGAACAAGTCCATGATGCCATCAATTACCGCGATGACGAGCATCGCGGTTTGTCCCTGCCCGGTAGTGAGAACGGAGCAAACCGATGGTTGACTCCTCCTACCTTTGTTCCATTCCCGAGGGATTGGTGGCGGAACATCCTGGGGTGATTGATAAGCACCCCTCCCGGTCAGGATGTGCCTGTCTGGGATTCAACCAGAGCCGCGTATCCGAGTCTCCGGATGTTCATGGCGGCCACACGATCGTCATTGGATCTGTAGCCGCAGCCCGCGCACACGTACTCGTGGGCACGGTGTTTGCGGTTCGCCTTGCGGACAAGCCCGCATCGTGGGCAGGCCTGCGACGTGTACGCCGGATCCACCAGCATGATCGAGTGCCCGGCCTTGAGAGCCTTGTACTCGATCATCTGCCGCAGTTGGAAAAACGCCCAGGAAACCTGCACGTATCGTCGGCTTTTGCCTACCCGCTCCGTCGCCTCCCGGATGCCCTTGAGGTCTTCGAGTACGATGAGCGTGGGCTGTTCGCATTCGTCTACGAGTGCCTTGGAGACCTGATGGTTCACGTCTCTCATCCAACGGTTTTCTCGGTTGCCGATGCTTTTGAGCCTGCGTCGGGCGCTGCGGGTTCCCCGCTTCTGCAATCCGGTGCGCAACGCCTTGTAGTGCGCGCGTTTGTGTGTCACCTCCTTCCCCGAGTGGAATGTGGTCTTGTGGCTGCTGTCGTAGCTGGTGGCGAGGAATCGCATGCCCAGGTCGACGCCCATGACGTTCTGCGGACGCTGGGGGTCCGTGAGTTCGACGGTGCTGGGGATGAGCAGCCTCCACTTGCCTCGCTTTTTCAGCAGGCGTGCGGTGCCGAACCTTCCATGCCGGTACTGTTCGGGCATGCCCTTCCAGTCGACTTGGAGTTTGACGCGCCCTTTCAGGGTGTTGACGCTCAGCCGGCCGTCGGACAGGATCGAATAGTCACGGTTCCACACGAGATCGTAACCGGAGGACGTGTATTGCAGCGGCCGCTTCGTCTTCCATGGGTCTCCGAGGCTTTCCTTGACGGTCCGGTAGTTGCCGATCACGCGGATGATGGCCGACTGGGCCATCTGCGAGCCGACATGGTAGGTTTCGCGCAGATGCCGGTAGGCAAGGTCGTTGAGTTTCCTCTGGGAGAGCGTCCGGTTCGACTTCGCGACGCGGCTCACATGGTCGCAGCAGGAGAGGTATGCCGTGCAGGTGCGGTCTAGCAGATCGGATTCGGCCGGGGACGGGTGCAAGCGGATGCCGTAGGTCAGTGTCTGCACGACCATAATCCACTCCCATCCGTCGATTTTCTTCAATAGCAAGGATAATTATAGCACTTTATTGAAAAGGAGAAGGCGATTCCTCCCCGACCACAAGGGCCGGGGTATCCTCGCCAAAAACATCATGAAAACGATAACGGCTATACGCTTCGCCTGTATGGTGGAATGTCCAATGTGGCTTTCAACCCGTCGTTAACATGCTCCGCGTCCCTCAACGAGAGTCGTCCGAACCATTGCAGCAGTTCGCTCCTGTTGAAGTAGAAGCGTTGCGAACAGCGCACGAGTGACGGCTTCAACAGCCCCTCGGCCTTCCAGTCGAGCAGCGGCACGTCACCGGCCTCATCCCAATCAGTGTTGCCGGTTATCTTCGCCACGATACCCGACACCAGATCGCCGTCAACCTCGGTGATAACCACCGGACGCGGCTTCCCGATACCGGGATGGTCGGGAAACTCGACCCACATCAGCCACACGTCATACAGGCGCGGTTCATTTGGCGTACTGGTCATAGACATCATCCTCCGAATCATCCCAATCGGCGGGCAGTATCACATGGCCCTTCTCCGAACGCTCGAACATGTATGCATTGTGAACAGGCGGCACCGGATAACCGTCCGGCGTGTGTCGCGTCGGCTTGAACGGCAACCCGTTGTCCACCAGAGACTGGCGTAGGAACATGTTGACGGCGGTGCTCAGGCTCATGCCCATGGAATCGTAGAGCGCGGCGGCACGCGCCTTGACATCATCATCGATATTGGCGACCAGCTTACCCATAACAACCTCCTTAACGGTTAATAGATGGTATCAATTATATACCATATTTGGTTAAAAACGGAATGCCGTCCGGTGGAAGTGAGGAAAACACCGGGCGGCAGGAATCAATAGGCGGTAATGACGGCCACACGGCCATTGTCGGAATACTCCACCTTGCGAAATGAGTCAAGATAGGACTGCTCCGCAATATCGCCGCCTTCCATCGCCTCGCAATAGGCCCAACAAGGCACCCAATGCCAGAAACGCCAACCGAAGTGATGGAACGTGCACGGGTTGATCTCATGCCAGCAGACCAGCCATTCCACTGCGTAGGTCAGCCACTCCCAGTAGGCGCGGGGCTTGCTGATTCGAGTGTAACGGTAATGGTCATGCTTGTCTTGCATATAGTAAGTGGTCATTTGAAAAGCTCCTTAGAACAGCGGCAAAGCAAACCGCTTGTCGGGTAAATCGGTGGCGTTCAATGCCGCCAGAATCAGGTCAGACGTGTGGAGTGGAATGTTTGCGCGTACCGCCGCGATATTATCCGGCGTATACGCATAGCCAGAGGACTCCAGAACCTCACGAATCTTGCTAGTGGGTATCTTGACTTCCATCATTCCCACCCCAGCATGTCGTCGATGCACCAGCCGATAGCGCACTCATACCGGTCATACGTGGTGGAATACTTCTGTGAGAACGCCTCACGCGCCCTCTTGTCGAGCATGTCCAACGACAAACCGGTTTCGGCTATCTGCTGTTCCGCAGTATCGAAGTCCGGCGCGGTGTATGGCTTGTCCAGCTTCAGCATGGCACGACGGCGTAAATCATCGATAAAACCATGCTGGCAGTCGAAGATATCCGCCACGCTATCCGCGTTATCGGCGGCCATCTCGTAAGCCGCCTGCAACAACAGGCGTACGGCTTTCTTCCGAATCTCGCTCATGTCACGCCGCCTTAACCCACTTGTCGCGGACGGTAGCCACGTAATCGGCCACCGCCTTTTCCAACTGCCTGTCACTGCCACGCTCATAACGGGCACGGTAGGCGACAACGCACCTGCCATTGGCCGAAGCAACGTAGGCCACCTTGCGGCCCTTGCTGGTACGGAAGTGACGGATAGGGCCCAAACCTTGCAATTCGGGGCATTCCTTAGCCATCATCAGGTCAGGCATCGTACAATAGGAGACGGCGAAACTGTTCACCTTCGGCGGCACTTCGGGAATCTCCTGTGTATCCGGCGCGGGTTCATCATCCATGAACTCGTCTTCCAATATCGCGTCCTCGGGCATAGGCACCGGCCACTGAACATTGCTCGTGAAGCGTTCCTCCTCACACTTCCAGTTTGCATCGATCGATGGGTGCGCGACAATGCCGCCAACCGTTTTAGCGTCCATTCCGGTAGGTACCGGCACCGGCACTGTCTTCATACGCTCGGAATCGGGTATGAGCATCCAACCATGCTCAAGGTCAACGGAGCTTGACCTCATGCCATTCAAAAAGTCCTCATACTGGACTCCCTTGGCCTGAACATTCCACGCCGTGCCCTGCGAAGTCTGGGAAAGTGACCAGACTCGTCTAACCCGAGCGTTCACATACCGAACATCATATTTCGAGCCATCCTTGCGCAACCGCACCCACATGCCGCTCACGGCATTCACGTTACGCGACGGGTCATTGGTTAGCTTCTTCATTTTGGTTTACCTCACTTGTAAAGATTCGATTTTGATTGATTTTCTGGAATGAGTAGGCGGCTAGAAGACTCTCAGCATTCACCCTCTTCGGTGGCTTCGGTGTAGAAAACGTCGTCCATTTGGTCATTGTTGAAACGCTCATTGATGTAATCGGAAATTGCCTTACCGGTATCGTCTTCGTTAATTAGCTGACTAATGCGGGTATGGCTCACACCGTTACCGTCCAAAATGTAAGCGTCTTGCGCCCAACCATCTTCATGCTCGAAAGCCTTGTTATATTCGGTTTCCGTCACATATCCCCAGTCGCCAAGGCGATAGATGCCCTCATAGGGTTGGAAACCGTCATAGCGCGTCAATGGCGATAGTTTTTCGTCAACACGTTCCACCATGTCGGCAACATCTTTAACGGTAATGGACATTTTGAATCTCCCTTAAACAAGAGGGGCACGGCCACAACGCCATGCCCCACAACGATTTATTAACGATGGACTCGCACCATGTAGCCCCTACCCCACGGGACTAGCTCCACGGGATAACCTTTGGCCTCATAATGCGATTGAGTGGCAACAGCCACGGGAAACGACTTGCAACGGTAATGGTCAATCATGGTCGGTCACTCACCCATATACGCAACTGGGTTAAGTTGCATGTCGATACGCCGCCATGCCCTGACCAATTCGGCGGTAGGCGCGTACCGTTCGACAGCCGACCGGCTACCGTCGTACCGTGCGGCCATATCATTATCAAAACCGATAACAGTATCGGCCATGATATGACGCGCCTCTTTCGCCGTAATGGCCTCACAATGCCAATTGCCATCAAACACGTCGTCGGCAACCCAAGCGTCACGCTCAGCCCTCGAATCAAACACGTAGAGGCCACCCGGCCATGACCCGTCATCCCATGTCGCGCCGACACCATAAGCCCAGCGGAAAGCGTAGAAGTAGCGTGCCATCATGCCACCGCCTTAAACTCATGCGATTGGATGAAATCGTTGCGGCTGCAGACGTTCTCAGGCGGGAAAAAATTACTCGGCCAGAACGTGAATGCACCGTCCTTGAAGTAGCCTCCTTCAATCCACTCGAAACGCTTACGCCGGACACGCCGAACGGTAAGCCAGACGGTATTGTATTTATCGAACGTCACCGTCTTGTCAGTGGCTTTGACGATAACGTAGATGTCGCCGGCCAACGATTGGGCCGACCAGCCAACGTGGAAGTCGCTTGGGTTCAGTATTTCTTCAGGCATGGCACACCTCCATTAGTGTGATATAGGATCTATAGGTTTGATTGATTGAAATTGCCCGAATGGGCGGGAAGCGCGGATTAATGCGCCGCGCTATCGCAGTCAAACTGTCTTAACGAAAGATTCGGGCATGTCACGCCGGAACGTGTACCCGTCGAACATATCGCCGTGCATCTCCTCAACGGCGAAACCATTGCCGCGCATGAAGTCCAGGAACTCACTCATGCCCATGCCGCCAAAGCACAGCTCATACCCGTAATCAAGTTTGTTGACCACGCGCGTGACCTGACCACTATAACCGGTGTTCACGTTCAGTTTCGGCCACATCATGAGTGTCTGCATAAGCGGGTTATCTTTCAACGCTAAATCAACTGCCGCACTCTCCTTGTCGTATCCACAGCCTGACACGGTACCGTTAGTGTAGTCGCCGCGAATGCCGGCGAGGTTGGCCCAGACTTCGGCACGCGGGTTACTCCCCCACATGCGTGACCTATGCCAGTCAACGTTAATCCTGAAAACAAGTTCCACACACATTGTGAATCTCCCTTGAATTGATGAAGCGCGGAGACAGCCGCGCGACTGAATGAATCTGATTGAAAGACTTAGTAGCGTTCGTCGATTAGAATGCCGTCTTGGTAGATGTACAGGCCGGTACCGCGTCCGTTGCCCATTCGAGCACTATCCCAGTAGCAGAGTCCAGCTTGACCCGAGCCGTCTTCGTTCTCACATTGCGGGATGTTCGCGGTATCGCTACCGCAAGCGGACAGGGTGAAAAGTGTGATTAACGCGGCTGAAGCCGCCAGAATTTTACGCATGGTTCCTCACTTCCATGTGAGGCGTGCTAAGATAGCACAGCCTCGATTTGATTGATTGGTTAGAGAACTTTCAACTTAAGGCACGCGGCTAGGTAGTTGGCGCTACTTAGCCGCATTCTTTTAACGCATCAGGTCGCTCGGTTGGCAGTTGAGTGCACTGGATATCTTCAAAGCGTTTTCAAGAGTCATGTTCCGAACGTCTCGCCGCCCGGTCTCATAACTGCTGATGATTGTTCGCGCTATTCCAGTGCGCTTGGCTAGCTCAACTTGTGTTAAGTCGGCTTGTTTGCGCAGTTCCTTAAGTCCCATAGGCTTACCCGCTTTCTCTAGTAGTAGGTAAACCAATTATGACAGCAAAATGTATCATTTGCATGTAGGGAAACACTGTTAAGTTCTCAAACTTGCTTTTGTCTTGCCCGATTGGGCTTGATAATTGATAGCATAACGTATCATTTTGGTTTAAACAAATCGGCGTGTCGGAAAACCAGCACGCCGAACAGCTCACACTGACGCGAACTCACGCACCAGCGCGTGCCGCATGATGTCATCAGCGGACACGCCACGACGTTTAGCGACGGCATCCAACATGGCCGACATGTCAGCGCTTAACGAAAACGTCCGACTGACAGCATCCGCCTGAGCGACAGGAACGACAGGCCCGGAATACACCGCACCCGGCCTTCCGCCGAACTCGCCGTTATCCGCATCGTCGGCCCACTTGTCCAACATGTCATCAGTGACCACACGGCCACCCTTCGCAACAAAAGACATGACACTTCCTCCTTTACAAAAGTTTCAGTTCCCGCAGCACCTTCGGCGTCGCACGCATGGCATGGAACACATGCCAACGATCCGACTCATCTAGTACCGCCACCATTTCCAGCAAACGCCCGTACTCGTCGTATCCAACCGCCACATAACGCAACGGGTCGGTATCCTCACGCGCCATAAACCGCACGACGTTCGACCATGCCACGCGCACCGAATCAGCGGACACGTCGGGATGTCGAGTCTGGATACGCGGGTCAACGACGATATCGCCAACCGGCACGGCTCACCACCTTTCGATATAACAGGTTCCAGCGTATCCCGTCCACCTTGGGACACGCTATGAGTGCCTAGACTATGGGATAAACCCAGTGAGCTAGGCCGACTGTGTACAAGGCCCACAGTCAGGCGAAGAATTGATTAGGGCACACACCTAGCTTTCGCTAGTGTTTTCTTTTGGCTTGTCAGCCTCTAACAGCTTGCGAGGATTACTAACACGTAGAGCGTCACAGATAGCCAACGCATTGTCTAGTGTCATATTCCCGATGGATCTACGACCGGCTTCAAAGTCGGCAATACGACCTTGCGTCATGCCTACCTTGTTACCTAGCTGTTCTTGGGTATATCCTCGCTTCTGCCTTAATTCCCTAAGACTCATGGCCCACCTCACTCTGGTTCAGTGGGCCCAATTATACAATTTCAAACGTCCGGTTTAGCCGTCGCGCGGTTATCTCCCCGCGTCTGCCACTCTATCCAGTGGCCACGTTCATAGCGGGGACAATTCCATGCCGGATACCCGCTCACATTCCTCACTGACCTGTGATCAGATGTCGGGGACCTACCCGACGTTCGGTAACACTATTCAATTTTCAAACTCTCTATGTCGCTCGGGATAGCTCTCACCTATCGCCGGGGACTTCGTGCGCCGCTGGGGCTCGAACCCAGTACCCGCCTATCGGCGGCGCTGTCAGTAGTTAAGCTCGGCCCACACGCGGTCGAACTTGCGGTAGAGCTCGGCGGGGTATTCCTCGTTGTCGTCCATCTCGATACCGAGGGCTATGGCCGTGAGGTCCAGCACGTTGTCATAAGTGCAGGGCTTGCATACCGTGGCTAGGTCCACCGCCGCCCTAAATGCTTTGGCTTTAATCTCCGTGGTGTTCAT